GAATACCACCCCTTCGAGCATTCCTAATTGACCTTCGCCGTAAACCTTCCACCAATTAGCCCAATACGTAGAAGTCTTTGCTTTTTCTTTGTTCTTTTCTATTTGGTCTATTATGCTTTGGTCTAAGGCTTCGTTATCCTTGTAAGTTAAAATTAAAAAATCGGAATCGGGTTCATCTTTTAATTCGGTATGTACCCAAAATTCATTCGCAGGGTTGAAATCTAAATAAACCTCTTTCCGTGTTCGAATAGCTAATTCATTGTAAGAATCAAAGGTAACGTTATTACATTCGTTGATATAAAGAATGTCGCGCCTTGCACCCCGTAATTTACTCGAATCGTCTGCGCTAAAAAATTCTATTACGCTTCCATTGGCGAACTCGTAACGCAAAAGGGACTTGTTAAACCTATCTTCGAAAAACCGCCCCGTCCATTTCATTATTTTCAAGAAATCTTTGAGCGCACCCCGTCTCAAATGCGGTATGGTTTCGGCAACTATGCTTATTTCCAAACCTTCGGTTAACGTCGCTTTATTAATCAATACGGGAATTATTCCAAACGTCTTACCCGCGCTCGTACCTCCTTGAATAATCTTAACTCGTTTTTTAAGCTTCAGTATCTTTCGAATCGCCGTCGTCTTCTTGAACATCGGGAAATAAAGGTTGCTCTACGTTGGTAATTTCTTTTTTCTCTACTAAGCTATTTAATCGCGCCGTTATACTTGGGTTATAGATTCCTGCCATACCGCCGCCTATTTGGTCGTTTCTAACTTCCTTACGTATACGCGTAACGATAGTTGAAAAACGCTTGTATCTATTATTCGAATTAGCAAAATAGTTGGATAGGTCTTGAATTATTCCTAAATCCGCGCAATAGCATTCGAACCCTTCTATGGTTAACGGACGTTCAAGTTCGCTATATTCGCTCCTTCCTTCCTTACCTACGAAAGTATGTTTTAGGATTGGGTTGTTCTTTGTTTGTATTTTGTACTCGGTAAATAGTTTCCATAGGTGTTCGGGTGAGTGTATTTTATTTGGTCTTCCTTGTGCCATTGGTTTCGTGTTTTACTAATTTAGATTCTTCAAACGTAGACGAACAAACCGCTAAACGTTGGTCGGTTTCGGGAAATTCTTTTACCATTGTATCGTTACTCATACAACGCATTACAAAATCTTTTTTTTCCTCGTTAGGATTCGGTTTCGGTAGTGGCATTTTCTTCCTTATAAATCGCGTAAAGCGTGTTTAACTTGTTTACTATTTCCCTAACGCAACTACCGCAGGAAGTAGGTTGCATTCTTTGCTTAAATACCCTATTGTAAATCTTTAATAGTTCTCTTTGTTGGTTAGGGCTTACGCTGCTCTTTAGGTTAGAATAAAATTCGTCTAGGTATTTGTATTCGTCTTCCGTTAGGCATTCGGGTTTAGTGTACCTCCAAAGGTCGTTTAGTTTTTGTTTGCGTTCCTCGCATCCGCAGTCTTCGCCTAATACCCATTTGGCAACCTTAGCGATTCCTGTAACTTCTAAAATGTTTTCTACTGTGTCTCCTAAGCCTTCGGCTTGTTTTTTTCTTGGTCGTGCCATAATCTATTTTATTAATTCGTAATCCGTGTTTTTGTAGTCCTCGTAATCTTCCTTAAACTTTGCTTTTACTTTGCTTTTGCAGTTCTTTAACGTGTTAAATATTGAACTCGAACTTATCGTAGTTTCTTTTGCTATGTCCCTTATGCTTAAATCCGTGTCTTTGTAAATAGTGAATAACTGTTTGTCATACCAATGCCAAGTATCTACCTCCTCGTAAATCTTACTTAGCATTCTTGCGTAGGCTTCTTCCTTTGGTAGGTTGGTTGGTTCGTCTTTTAGTAAAGGTAGGTTATCTAAATTTACCATTTCATTCTTCTTTTCGCTCTTAACGTGTAATAAGTAAAGATTGCGTAAAACAAAATACATAAAACCTTTATTAACTTGCCCATTTTGAATAACGTTTTCGGGTTTGCAGTAGCGGTCTAAACGTAAATAGGCTTCCTGTACTATATCTTCAGCGTAAAAGTCTTCTCCGAAAGTTTTAACAAGTTTAACCCAATCTTTATGGTCTTTAGCTACTAACGCTACCCATTCCATTTTGTTTAATTTCTCATCAAATATAACTTTTATATTTTAATTACAACTATTTGAAACCTTTTTGATTTCGGTAAACGTATTCGTCTAGGGTTCTAAGGGTTTTAATACTTACCAATGCGCCCGATAAAAACCTATCTATTGTATATTGGTGCATCTTTAAGCCCCTCAATTTTATTTCCTTTACTACTTGGTTTCGTGTTTTGGTAAGGAGTATCGTTTTCAACTCCTTCCGTAAACTGTTATCGTCTATAAACATAATCAAAAGGGTAAATCGTCATTCTCAATTATTTGTGTGTGGACTTGCTTCGGGGTTTCGTTCATTCTAGGCTCGCTAAATGAACACGAAAAATACTTTAAGCCCTTGCTAGATTCCTTAAGCCATAACGCTATTTCCATTTCTTTTCCGTTGACGTTAACTTTTCCTCGGTAGTCGGGTTGATTACCTTGTTTTTTGTCATTCTTAAAAATTGCTCCCGTGTTTACTTTTGTTTCCATTTTAATTTAAATTTACATTGTTTTCGTTTATTATCTCGTTTACCTTATCGTATATTTGTTCCACAATTTCAAATTGTCCCTCGGTTAGTTCTGCGTATTTCCATACCCTTCGGATTTCTTGCTGAATCTCATATAAGGCGCAATACATTTTTGAACTGCTTACCGCTAAATCGTATTCGTGTTGGTCTTCGGGCAAATTAAATTCAATAGTTGCTTTCATATTTCTTTTTTTAGTTTCTCAATATACAACGTTGCATCCATTAGTTCCTCTTGTAAATGATTAAGCCACCCTATTAAATCAACGTCTTTTCTATCTAAGTTCGTTCCGTATTTACGTATGCCTTTTTTACTCCGTTCGTAATACTTTGTCATTACTGCAATTAGTACCGTGTCTTCGTGTTGAATCGTGTTTTCTTGTGTTATGTTCATAATGTTTTCATTAAAAGGTTATAGTACTCTCGGCATAACTCAACGCGCTCTTTTATCTTTTCAATTACGGCTTCGTCCCTTCGGATAAACCAATACTTAACTCTTTTATGTTCGGGTATGTGGTCAAATACGTGTTTAGATTCTACTTCGTTTCTTAATTCCGCGTTTTCTTCGATTAGATTGAATTTCCAATGCGCCCTCCTTACTTCGTCTTCTACCATTTCAAAAGGGGTATTGATTAGGCAATAGGCTAAAATGCTTTCTTGTTTTCCTGTAAGCAACATATACCCTTGCAGTTGGTAAAAATAGTCCTTATTCGGTACGTCCGTATCGAAAAACGGAAACGTAGTTGCATCCCAAGAGCATTTAACATCCAATAATATTTCGTCCGTGTTTACGTCGGGCGTTCCTTTAACCCATTCGTTTTCGAAATAATCGTAATTCTTGTAAATAAAGCGGTAGTTTAGAACATCGTTTACTAACGCTATTCCTGCCTCTTCTACTGCGTTACCTTTATCCGTGTAACGCGAACTAAACTCCTTTTTGATTCCGTATTTTTCTTCTAATACTAAATCCTGTACGTAGGTTTTAGCCGTTTCGGATAGCACCTCCCCCGCTTTGCGAGGGGTTGCCATTATCTTACCAATTTGAGAACATCGGACTTTCATACGTTTTCGAGTAATTTGGCTTGCGCCGTTGTTAGTGAAAATTGCGCGTATAAATCTTCCTTAGTGTATTTGCCCTGTGCAATGGCTTCTAACGCCTTACCTAACCTTTTATCGTCTATGTTTGGCTTTTTGGGTTCGTCTTTTACTTGCTCACCGCTTGCGTCCGTATCTTTGTCCGTAACTAACCCACAAATCGAACTCAAACAATACCTACGAAAATAGGTGCAACCACTACCGAAGGCTTGGTAAGCGTTCATACCTTTTAACTCAACTTGCGGAATTAACGTAGTGCTTTCGATTGATTCCCCACTTTCTACGTGAAAAAGAACGGTAACTAAATAGTTTTCACCCTCTTTAGAATTAAGCAACTGCGTAAAGCCTAATCCGTGCTTGGCTAACAACGGGTTAATCTTTTCAAAGATAGCGGGTAAATCTGCGTAACTATACCCAAAACCTTGCGTTCCCTTGTGAATTACGGGTACTTCTTGTTGGAAGGCTGCCAACGATTTGAATAAATGTTTCATAGCGTTTCGTTTTTAATTATACACAAATGTAATACTTATTTTTTAATCTGCAACACTTTGGTATAAATTTTTTCAAATTTTTTTTTCAATTAGTTCTTTTTGCTTTTCATAATAAGCCATTAACTCAATATCATTAAAGGAATTTTCGCGGGGTTTTCTTCCTCCTATTCTTATTTCACCCTTTAGTTTTTTAAGTTTGCCGTATATTATTCCATCGTAACATTTCCAAATAATTACGGGGTTTGTTTTTTTGCCCATTATCTTAACCAACTTGCTTACGGCTATGGGTAGCGGGTAGGCTTCCTGTATTGTTTTGTTCCTTCCTTTTACTTCTGCGTAACCTATTATTTTTTTGTCTTTGAGTAACGCAAAATCTATATCGTTTTCGTCTAACTTCCTGCAACTTAAATCGTATTCATCGCAAAAAATAGATATTGCTTCGCATTCGTTTTGAATGTCTTTAAGTGTTTCGAATCTCATTTATTTTAGATTTATAGAGTTTGATAATCTCGTTTAGTTCTTCCCGTGTCCATTTCTTTGTTTCGTATGCTCTCGCGTGTAATTCTATTAAACTATTCGCTCCTATTCTCTTTTGGATTCCTATTTGATAGTGCAATAAGTTTCCGTGTTTATGTTGGTTGCACGTTACACATTGACCGTGTACGTTTTCTTCGTCAAACGTTACCGCCTTATGCCCTCCCATACTAAAATAATGCCCCGCGTCAAATTTCGCCCCTAACGGCTTTTCGCAACTTATACAAGGTTTATCCTTGTCCCGTAGTCGAACGTACTTGTTAAACGTTATTTGCGCCAATTTAAGCAATTCGGGAAGGGTTTGTAATTCGTCTTTTAGTACTTTCTTTTTTTTCTTCCATTGTTTTTCCTTTTCCGATTCTATCCAAACACGAACGCAATCCGATTCTAAACAAAATTTTTGATTAAATCGAACGGGAGTAAATTCGGCTTTGCAGTTTTTACATTTCATAACTCAAAGGTTAAAATTTTAATTTTATTTTATAACTCCTCGGTTAATGCTTTTATTTCGTTTTTTAATTCTTTGTTTTCGGCTTTCAATTCCAAGCATAAGCGTTCCAACCTAAACGCGGATGAATTAGCAAACCTTAATTCTTTTTCTAAGCCGTCAATTATTCTTC